ATGGTGCGAAGCCCCAAGCCTCGCTGCCGCGCGCCCGGCGAGGGCACGCGGCGGACCCCGCCTGCCAGTTGGAGCCGGTCTTTCCTGGCCGAGCTGGCCGCCACCTGCAATGTCGCCGCTGCCGCCCGCAAGGCGGGCATCACCACCGCCACCGTCTATGAGGCGCGCCGCAACGATGCCGCTTTCGGCCGCAAATGGCAGGCGGCGCTGAGCGAAGGCTATGACAATCTGGAACTGGAGCTGCTGCACCGGCTGCGCAGCGGCGAGTTGAAGCCGCCGCCAACGCGCAAGAAAGCAGTGCGCACTTTCGACAATGCCAATGCACTGCGCCTGCTGGCCGCCCACCGCGAAGCGGCAGCCCAGCAGCGCGCTATCCGCGACAATGATGATGCCGAAGCGATTTTGGCCGGGCTCAACGCCAAGCTGGAACGCATGCGTGAACGGGCCCTGGCCGCCAAACGAGGGGAAGGCAGCGCGCATGGAGAGGAAAAGCAAGACTAACCGGCTCGACTGGCTTCTGGCCCTGCCCGCGGATGAACGACTGCGCTATCTCTCGCAGCTCAGCCCGGCGGAGCGGGCCGAAATGCCGCATGACTGGCCCCTGTGGGCGCGCGAAGGGCAGTTGTCGCCCGAGGGCGACTGGCGGATCTGGCTGGTGATGGCCGGGCGCGGCTTCGGCAAGACAAGGATGGGTGCCGAATGGGTTCGCTGCGTGGCACAACGCGATCCTTCGGCGCGGATCGCGCTGATCGGCGCTTCGCTGGGCGAGGCGCGCAGCGTGATGGTGGAGGGCGAGAGCGGCTTGCTGCGTTGCTGCCCTCCCCGGCGACGGCCTCGATTCGAGCCGTCGCTGCGGCGGCTGCTATGGCCCAATGGTGCGGTGGCAACGCTTTACTCCGCTGCCGAACCGGACAGTCTGCGTGGGCCGCAACACAGCCATGCCTGGTGCGATGAAATCGCCAAATGGGATAATGCCTCGGGCCGCGCGGAACTGGCCTGGGACAATATGCTGATGGGCCTGCGGCTGGGCGAAACCCCTCAGGCCATGGCCACCACCACCCCGCGCGCGGTGCCGCTGCTGACCCGCCTACTGGGCGATGAGGATGTGGTGGTGACGCGCGGACGCACCGAAGACAACCGCGCCAACCTGCCCCAGCGCTATATCCGCGACATCCGCCGCAGTCTGGGCTCGGCGCTGCTGGCGCGGCAGGAGCTGGATGGCGAGATGCTGCTCGACCATGCCGGGGCCTTGTGGACCCGGGCGATGATCGAGAAGTGCCGTGAAAACAACGCCAGTTCTCCACTTATCCGCACGGTTGTCGGGGTCGATCCACCCGCTTCGGCGGTGGGCGACGCCTGCGGCATCGTGGTGGTGGCGCTGGGCGAGGATGGCATTGCCCGCGTGCTGGCCGACGCCACGGTGCAGCGCGCCAGCCCCGAGCGCTGGGCCCGCGCCGTGGCCGACACCGCCGCCCACTGGAGCGCCGACCGCGTGGTGGCAGAGGCCAACCAGGGCGGCGCCATGGTGGAAAGCGTGCTGCGCGCCGCCAGCATCGCCCTGCCCCTGCGGCTGGTACATGCCACGCGAGGCAAAAGCGCGCGGGCCGAGCCGGTGGCTGCCCTGTATGAAACCGGAAGGGTTCGCCATTGCGGGCAATTTGCTGCTTTGGAGGACCAGCTTTGCGGGCTCATCACCGGGGGCGGCTATCAGGGGCCAGGGCACTCGCCCGACCGGGCCGACGCCTGTGTCTGGGCGCTGACCGAGCTGATGCTTCAGGCGCAGGCCGGTCCGCGCATTCGTGACCTTTAAAGTCAATCTCAACAAAGCGTTGAAAGGCGATCCATGACCCTTCTGCAATCCATCGCCGCCGCCTTCAAGGGGACAGGACCGCGGGTGCCGCTCTCGCGCCCTTTTTCCTCACCCTGGATGTTCCCCGATGGCATGGGCGCGCGCCAGCCCTATGAGTACAACCGCGCCGTGCGTTGTGCCTATCTGGACAATCCCGTCGCCCATCGCGCGGTGCGCCTGGTCGCCGATGGCATCGCCGGGGCGCCGCTGGTGCCCACCGATCCGGCTCTGGCTGCGTTGGTGACGGCCACCAGCGCCGGGCAGTCTCTGCTGGAAACCCTGGCCAGCCAGATGCTGCTGCATGGCAATGCCTATGTGCAGGTGCTCAAGGATGGCGCAGGCCAGCCGGTGGAGCTCTTCGCGCTGCGACCCGAGCGGGTGACGGTGATCCCCGGGCGTAACGGCTGGCCCACGGGCATTGCCTATCGCGTGGGCGAGCAGGTTCTGAATATCCCGATGCTCGACAGCGACGCCTCGCCCAACATCATTCATATCAAGGGCTATAATCCGGTCGATGACCATTACGGGATCGGCTGCCTTTCGGCCGCCGACCAGGCGGTGGCGACGCACAATGCCGCCGCCGGCTGGAACCGGGCGCTGCTGGAAAACGCCGCGCGCCCCTCGGGCGCTCTGGTCTATGACACGGCGGCAGGCGGAGGGCTCAGCCCCGACCAGTTCGACCGGCTGCGCGAGGAGTTGAACCGCGCCTTTGCGGGCGGGGCCAATGCGGGCCGTCCGTTGCTGCTGGAGGGCGGCCTTAAATGGCAGTCGCTCTCGATGAGCCCGGCGGACATGGATTTCGCCTCGCTGAAGGCCGCTGCCGCGCGCGACATTGGCCTGGCCTTTGGTGTGCCGCCGATGTTGCTGGGGCTGCCGGGGGACGCGACCTACAACAACTACAAGGAAGCCAACAAGGCGCTGTGGCGGCTGACCCTGCTGCCGCTGGCAGGCAAGCTGCTGGCCGCGCTGAGCGAAGGGCTGGCCGTGTGGTTTCCCGATGCCGCACTGGCCATCGACCTCGACCGCGTGCCCGCGCTGACCGAGGACCGCCAGACGCTGTGGGCGCAGATCAACGGCGTCGATTTCCTCACCGTGGACGAAAAGCGCGAGATGATGGGGCTGCCGCCGATGCCTGCCGACACCGGGGAGATCGTGCCATGAACGCCATGACCCACCGGCCAATGAACCGCGAGGACATGCTGGCCCGGCTGATCGCGCAGGAGGCAGAGCTGGGTGGCGATCTGGTGACCTTGCGCGCCATCGTCGAGGAGGCCAGCGAGCTGGGCGCCGAGCGCATGCTGCACCGCATGGGGCTGAGCGACGAGGGCGCGAGCGAGGACCTTTCCGAACTGCGCGAGCTATTGCAGGCCTGGCGGGATGCCAAGCAGAGCGCGTGGAAGGCAATCATCGACTGGACGGTGCGGGCGCTGATGGCGCTGTTGCTGATCTCGATCGCGATGCGCAGCAATGCGCTGGGGGTGCTCAAATGAGCGAGGACGAAACGCTGAGGGCGCCAGACGATGGCCTGCGCTTTGCCGGTTATGCCGCCTTGTTCGACAAGCGCGATGCCGGGCGCGACACGATCCGCCCCGGCGCCTTCGCCCGCACTTTGGCCGAGCGTGCTGTGCCGGGCAGGCCGCCGTTGCCGCTCTATTGGCAGCACAACCCCGACCAGCGCATCGGCTGGATCGAGCAGGCGAGCGAGGACGACACCGGCCTGCGCGTGATCGCCAGTATCGACAATCCTCTGGGCGGGGCAGCGGCGGCGCTGAAAGCGGGCCGGGTCAACGGCCTGTCCTTCGGTTACCGCGCGCGCCAGTTCACCCGCGACCACGCGGGGCGCACCTTGCGCGACATCGACCTGTTCGAGGTCTCCCTGGTGACCCATCCCATGCAGCATGGAGCGCGGGTCCACATGGTGGCCTGAACGCTCCCATTTCCCTGTCCAACCGTTTCGACCCGCCCGATGGGCGGGTTTTTGTGTGAAAGGCGAGTACTTTATGGAAAATCAGGAAACCGGCGCCTCCATCGACGCATCGCTGGACGCTTCGTTCGACATCGTGGCGCGCCAGAATGCCGCCGATCAGGCGCTGGGCGCCCTGCGCGGCGAAATCGCTGAGGTGAAGTCGCGCATCGAACGGGTGAACCGCGCCTCGCACCGCCCGCTGATCGGCGCCGGGGCCGGAGCCAATCTGGAGATGAAGGGCTTCGTTGACGGCTATCTGCGCCAGGGACGCGACGCCGAACTCAAGTCGATGACGGTCGGCTCGGCGGCGAACGGCGGCTATGCCGTGCCGACCGAACTGGACGCAAAGATCGCCGAGCGGCTGGTATCGATCAGCCCGATCCGCGGCATCGCGCAGGTGGTGCAGACCAGCACCTCGGACTATCGCAAGCTGATCTCGCTGGGCGGCACGGTCTCGGGCTGGGCCAGCGAAACGGCGGCGCGCACCGGCACCAATTCGCCTTCCTTTGCCGAAATCATCCCGCCCTATGGCGATCTTTACGCCAACCCCTCGGCCAGCCAGGAGATGCTGGACGATGCCGCCTTCGACCTGGAAGGCTGGCTGGCGCAGGAAGTGGCCACCGAATTCGGCCGCGCCGAAGGTGCCGCTTTCGTCAATGGCACGGGTGTCAACCAGCCGACGGGCTTCCTGACCACCGCCTCGGCCGCAACGCCCGATGCCACCCGCGCCTTCGGCACGTTGCAGTATCTGCCCAGCGGTGACGCCGCAACGCTGGGCACCACGCCCGACACGCTGCTGATCGACGTTGTCATGGCGCTGAAACCCGGCCACCGCCAGGGCGCGAGCTGGGTGATGAACTCGAAGACGCTGTCGGCGGTGCGCAAGCTGAAGGATGCCGATGGTGCCTTCATCTGGCAGGGCGGCCTGATCGATGGCGCGCCCGACCGCCTGCTGGGCTACCCCGTGGTCGAAGCTGCCGACATGCCCGACATCGGCGCGGGCGCCACGCCGATCGCCTTCGGCAACTTCCAGAACGGCTACATCATCACCGAGCGTTTCGGCACCCGCTTGCTGCGCGATCCTTACAGCAACAAGCCCTTCGTCAACTTCTACGCCACGCGCCGTATCGGCGGCCAGGTGCTCGACAGCGAGGCGATCAAGCTGATCAAGATCGCCACAGCCTGATCTGGCGACCGGTAATGGTCGGGCAAGGCTCCTCTCCTCCCTTGCCCGATCCTGCCTCACGCCCGCGCCGTCACCCCTGCGGCGCGGGCGTTTCTTTCCTGACACGTTTACGGAGGCCGCCCATGATGCGGGTTATCGTTACGCCTGCGGTGCTGCCACCGTCGGCGCTGGCCGAATTGAAGCAATGGCTGGGCATTTCCACCACGCTTGATGACGGCGAACTTTCCGCCCTGCTGGCCACGGCGCTGGATGTCTGCGCGGATTTCATCGGCGCGCTGCCTTTGGCGTGCGACTGCGAGGAGACCATCGCCCTGCGCACCGTGTCGCATCCCACCGACTGGCAGGTGCGTCGTTATTCGCAGGACTGGCTGAGCGCGGGCAGTTTCGGCGGGTGGCAGAAGCTGTCCTCGGCGCCGGTGCAGCAGGTGAGCGGCGTGGCGATGCTGATGGCGGATGGCACGCGGGTGGGTGTCGCCGCAGGTGGTTTCGAGGTTCGACTGGATGCCGAGGGTGGCTGCGCGGTGCGCGTGAACGACATCGGCGACAACATGCGCGCGGTGGTGAGCTTCACCGCCGGGCTGGCACCCGATTGGAACAGCCTGCCCCAGCCCCTGCACCACGGCATCATGCGGCTGGCCGCGCATCAGTACCGCCAACGGGAAACGACGGGCGGCGATGCCCTGCCGCCTGCCTCGGTGAGCGCGCTGTGGCGGCCCTTCAGGCGGATGCGGCTGGTATGATCTCCGCCACGCCCAGCCCCTCCTTCGACGAACTGGTCACCCGGTTGGCCACTGCCGCCGGGCAGTTGGCGCAGGCGCGGGTAAAGGACGATGCCCGCGCAGCCGCGGACGACCCCGGCCGCTGGCGCGATCCGGGCCTGTTATGGCCCGATTTTGCCGTCAGCACCTCAGCGAAAGGATGATCCATGGAAGTACTCTTGCGCGCCGCGCTGATCGACTGGCTGGCAAGCGATCCGGTGCTTTCCACCCAGCTCAATTCGGTGACCGAGGAAGCCCCCGCCCGCGCCAGCCTGCCCTGGCTGGCGATTTCGGCCAGCGCTAGCACCGACTGGAGCACCAAGACCGAGATCGGCTGCGAAACCCGCATCGCGCTGGAGTTGCACTGCCGGGACGATACGCCTGGCAGCGCCGCCCTGGTGGCCGCCATTCAGGCGCGCATCCAAAGCCTGCCTGGCGCGCAGAATGGTTTCAGCGTGGTGACCCAGACCTTCACCCGCGCCCGCGTGGCGCAGGTGACCGAATCCAGCCGCACGATTTTGATCGAATACAGCTTCCGCGTCCTTGCGGCCTGACCTCTTTTCCCGAAAGGATTTGCCATGAGTGCCCAATCCGGCGCCGCCTTTTTGCTGAAGATCTCGGACGGGGCGGCCACCCCCACCTACAACACCGTGGCGGGTCTGCGCACCACCCAGATGTCCGTGGCGGGCGACACCGTCACCATCACCACCAAGGACAGCGGCGGCTGGCGCGACCTGCTCTCAGGCGGGGGCGCGCGCTCGGTCTCGGTCAGCGCGGCCGGGGTCTTCATGGGCTCGGCGGCCGAGCTGCAGATCCGCGCCAATGCGCTCTCGGGCGTGCTGGCCTCCTATCAGCTCAGCTTCGAAGACGGGGCGAAAATGACGGGGAACTTCCTGGTCTCGAAGCTGGACTATTCTGGCGATTTCAATGGTGAACGCAGCTATACGATCAGCCTTGAAAGCTCGGGCGTGGTGACGCCTTCATGAGCGAAGAGCCGAGCGATACGGCCAACCCATGGCGGGGCGAGGCCAGAATCACCATCGCCAATGTGCCGCGCCTGCTGCGCCCCAGCTTTGCCGCACTGGTGGCGGCGGAGGAGGAACTCGGGCCACTTTTCGCAATGGTCGACCGGGCGGCGGAGGGGCAATTGCGCATCGCCGAGCTGGTCGGCCTGTTCTGGCACTGTCTGGCCCGGCGCGAGGGGTTGACCCGCGAGATGGTGGGTGACGCTGTGCTGGAAGCCGGGCTTGCCGCCACCGCCGCGCCCTTGCGCGTGTTGCTGCAACAGATCCTGCAGGGCGCGGCCTGAGCCATGGCCGACAGCTTCGGCCCCGGCGCGCGGCGACTGGCGGGGATGGCGGCGCGCTGGCTGGGCTGGCGGCCCGGCGAGTTCTGGTCCGCCACGCCTGCCGAACTGGCCGCCGTGCTGGCCCCCGAAACAGATCCCACCGCGCCGCGACCGCTCTCGCGCGAGGATTTCAACCGTTTGATGGAGCGTGATCCATGACCTCCCGTTACACTCCCTCTTCCTCCTCCAACTCCTCGGTTCAAAGCCTGATGGTCGAGGTGCGTGCCGCCACCTCGGGCTTCACGCAGGATCTGTCCTCGATGCGCTCGACCTTCGACGGCACGCTGGTCAGCGGTTTCACCCAGGCCGGCACCACGCTGGACACCAGCCTGTCCAGCGCGCTGAAGAAAGGCACCAGCGGCTTTACCGATCTGCGCAGCACCGCGCTCAGCGCCATCGGCAATATCGCGCAGCAAGCCACCGGGCTCTTTGGCAGCAGCGGTTCGGGCGGATCGGCCACCAGCACGCTGTCCAGCCTGCTGGGCGCGATCACCGGCCTGCCGGGGCGCGCCACGGGGGGGCCGGTGTCGCCAGGGCAGGCCTATGTGGTGGGCGAACGCGGGCCGGAGGTCTTCGTGCCCACCTCGGCGGGGGCCATCGCCAACAATGCCAGCCTGAACGGGGGTGGCGGCCGCAATGTCAACGTCTCCGTGACGTTGAGTGGGGCAGCAGGCGGCGATGCGCCCAAGGCCATGGCGCAATCCTCGCGCCAGATGGCCAGCGCGTTGCGGCGCGCGCTTTCTCAGAACTGATTTTCGAAGGGAAACACCCATGGCCTTCTGGCTTGCCTCCACCCGCAAGGGCCAGGAGACCGATTATATCCAGCGCTTCGATCCGCGCTTCTGGACCGTGGATTTCCCGCGCCCGATGATGGCCGCCGTCACCACCACCGCCCCCGATGCGCTGCGCGTGGATGCCACCTTCCTGCGCGAGGGCGATCTGGCAGGCCTCATCTGGGCCAGCACCGATACGGTGGACCACCCGCTGCTGGCCTATGACACCGACCTGGACTATGCGGGCGCCACTCTGTCTTTCCGCTGGCAATCGAGCGGGGTCATAACACTGGACGCCAACAATGGCCCCACGCTGACCATCGAGGGGCGCGATGCGAGCGGAGTGGCCCATACATGGTATGTGCGATTGTGGAATTTCGCGCAGGGCAGCAACGAGGACGCGCAGATCACCCTGCCCTTCTCGTCCATCTTCGGCGGTTTTACAGCGGATGCCGCCGATCCGCTCTATCCTTCCAGCATCGACCGGATGTTCATCTCGCTGGTGGCGCCGGCCTTTGTGAACGGTTCGGCCACCCCCCTGCCCGCCGCCGTCGACGGCTGGGTGCAGATGACGAACATCCGCTGCGACGGCGACCGCTCGATGCTGAAGATCGGCAATGTCTTCGTGCCGCCCCACGGGCTGGCGATGGCCACCGCCTATGACGACAATTGCAACCAGACCCCTACCCGCCTGATCCGCTCGCTACGGCAATTGGGCTATCGCGGCAGCGTGCTGCATTATGTGGGGATGAGCCACCATATGCGGCTCGGCTGGAATGGCAGCGCCTATGTGGTGGGCGGCGCGGGCGATGTGCTGTGCACGCCGGCGCGCAACTGGCACGCGGCCTATTTTGCGGCTTGCGGGGCGGTGGGCCTCTCGCCCATTGCCTCGCTGTCCTATGAGGTGCTGGCGCAGAACTGTCCCCCCGCCTGGGCGCAGAAAGCCGCCAATGGCGACCTTGGGTTGACGGGGTGGGACCCGCCCTCGAATCTGCTCTCGCCCGCCAATGGCACGGCGATGGCCTGGTTGCAGAGCGCAGTGCGTGCCTATGTCGGCCTGATGAAGGATGCGGGCGTGGCCGTGCGCATCCAGATCGGCGAGCCATGGTGGTGGGTGATGGCCGATGGGCGCATCTGCCTTTACGACGATGCGGCTAAGGCAGCCTTCGGCGGCAATCCGGTGGCCATCCCCGATATGCGCGCCATTCTGACGGGCCCGCAGACAGCACTGCTCGATTCCGCGGGGGCGTTGCTGGCCGGTTCCACCGCCACTCTGTGCGCTGCCGCCAAGGCGGAAGCAGCGAGCCGGGGCACCACCTGCGAAACCCTTCTGCTGACCTTCCTGCCCACCGTGCTGGACCCGGCGATGCCTGAATTGCGGCGCGCCAATCTGCCGGTGGGCTGGGCGTCACCCGCTTTCGACCGATTGCAGGTTGAGGATTATGACTGGCTGACCGCGGGGCAGGATGCCTTGCGGCAATCCGCCTATGCCACGGTCAACCAGCGGCTGGGCTATCCAACCAATGCGCAGGATTATCTGGCGGGCTTCGTGCTGAATGCGGGCGACACCGACCAGTGGCGCCCGATCGACAGCGGCGTGGACGAGGCGCTCGGTCGCGCCGCGCATGAGGTTTTCGTCTGGGCGCTGCCGCAGGTGTGCCGCGATGGCTACCTGCGCCTCCCTCAAAACCAGGACAGCGACGACATGAACGCTTTCGACGATGTGGCATGGCCGCTGGCGCTGGGGCTGGATGCCAGGATCACACCCGAATTTTCCACCAGCATCGCCACCACCGCCTCCGGCTTCGAGCATCGCAACAGCCTGTGGGGCAATGCGCGGCTCAGCTTCGATGTGGGGCCAGGGGTGCGCTCGGACAGCGATATGGGCACGCTGATCGCCTTCTTCCGCGCGCGGCGCGGCGCGGCGCGGGGCTTCCGCTTGGGCGACCCCAGCGATTTCAGCTCCAACGGCATGGTGGGCACGCCCACCGCCGCCGATCAGGTGATCGGCGTGGGCGACGGGGTGACCGCCTCTTTCGGGCTGGTCAAGCTCTACGGCGATGCCGCGCAGGACCCGCAGAGCCGGCGCATCACCCGCCCGCGCGCTGGCTCGGTGCTGGTCAGCGTGAATGGCGTGGGCGTGACCAATGGCTGGACGCTGGGCGATGCTGGCATGGTCAGCTTCACCACTGCTCCAGCCTCGGGCGCGATCATCCGCGCGGGCTTCCTTTTCGATGTGCCGGTGCGCTTTGAAAAGGACACGCTGGACATCACCGGCGTCAATTTCGGCGCGGGCGAGGCGCCCAGCGTGCCGGTGATCGAGATCAGGGAGGCGGTATGAGCCGGGTCTGGTTTTCGCAAAGTCTGGAAACGGTGGCGACATGGTGGCGGGTGGACCGCTGCGATGGCGTGTCGCTGGGTTTTACCACACATGATGCCGATCTGTGGTTCGATGGGTTGCTGTTCCGTGCCTCGCCGGGGATGATGCCCGCCGCGATCCGCCGCTCAGCAGGTTTCGACGCGGATTCGGCGCAGGTGGATGGCGCCATCACCAGCGCCGACATCACGCAGGACGATCTGGTCGCAGGGCGCTATGATGGCGCGCGCGTGGCCGTGGGTCTGGTGGATTGGGAAACGCTGGAACATGTGCCGATCTATTCGGGCACCATCGGTGCGATCACCGAGGACGCGGGCAGCTTTTCCGCCGATCTGCAATCGCGCAAGGCGGACCTGGCGCGTGACCCGGTGCCGCGTACCAGCCCGTGTTGCCGCGCCGATTTCTGTGGGCAGGGCTGCGGCCTTTCGGCGGCGCGTTTCACCCATGAGGCCGTGCTGATCGCGCAGGACAGTGCTGACAATGCCGTCTCCATCACATGCAATGCCACGGCGGCGCAACTGATGGGCGGGCAATTGCGCTGGCTGGACGGACCCTATGCCGGGCTTTCGATGGGCATCGTCGGGCAGGCCAGCAGCGCTCTGGTGCTTGACCTGCCGCTGGACAATGCCGTGCCGGCAGGCACGCGCGCCATCGTGGTGGAAGGCTGCGACCATACGCTGGCCACCTGTGCCGGGCGGTTCAACAATGCCATCAACTTTCGGGGCGAACCCTATCTGCCGGGCAATGACCTGGTGGTGCGCTATGGGCTGGCCTGATGGCGGCGGGGTGTGAACTGGCGCGGGCGGCGGCGGCTTTGCTGGGCGTGTCGTTCCGGCTGCACGGGCGCGACCGGCTGCACGGCCTCGATTGCATGGGGCTGGTGGAGGCGGCCTTGACGGCGGCGGGGCATCCGGCGCGCCTGCCTTTGGATTATGCGCTGAAGATGCGTTCGATCGACAGGTTTGCAGGAGCGGCGGAGCGCGCGGGGTTGGTCGCGGCGAAGGACGCGATCCGGCCCGGCGATATCCTGCTGCTGAAGGTCGGACCCGGCCAGCATCATCTGGGCATCATGGGGATGGATGACAAACTGATCCACGCCCATGCCGGGCTGCGCCGTGTGGTGTCATCCCCTCTGCCGCAAGGCGATATCATGGAACGCTGGCGGCTGTCCGACAGCGATTGAGAGGTCTTCATGGCAACTTTGCTTTTTACCGCCATCGGCACCGCGCTGGGCGGGCCGATCGGCGGCGTGCTGGGCGCGCTGGCAGGCAGTCAGGTTGACAGTGCCATCTTTGGCGGCGGCGCTGTCACTGGGCCAAGGCTCAAGGATCTGTCGGTCACCACCTCCAGCTATGGGTCGGCGGTGGCGCGGCAATTCGGCACGATGCGGGTGGCCGGCACGATCATCTGGGCCACCGATCTGGTCGAAAGCAACCAGTCGAGCGGGGGCGGCAAGGGTCAACCCTCGGTCACCACCTATTCCTATTCCTATTCCTCCAGCTTTGCCGTGGCGATCTCCAGCCGGCCGATCCAGAGCGTCGGGCGCATCTGGGCCGATGGCAATCTGCTGCGCGGCGCCGATGGTGACATGAAAGTCGGCGGAACCCTGCGCTTTTACACCGGCGCGGGTGACCAGCAGCCCGACCCGCTGATCGCCTCGGCCGAAGGGGCGGACGGTTGCCCGGCCTTTCGCGGCATGGCCTATGCGGTGTTCGAGGATCTGCAACTGGCCGACTATGGCAACCGCATCCCTTCGCTGACCTTTGAAGTGGTGGCCGATACGGGTGACCTGTCGCTGGCGATGTTGATGGAGAACGTGGTTGATGATGTGTCCGCGAATGTGGTGCTTGACGGGATCCAGGGTTTTTCCTGCGAAGGGGCACTGTCTGAGACGCTGGCCCAGTTTCAGCCGGTCATGCCGATGTCCTGCGATGCAGGTGGCGATACGCTGACCGTCGCCAGCAACCAGGTCAGCACCAGCCCGGTCGCTCTTGCCGAACCGGCGATCTCGGGTTCCAAGGGCAATTTCGGTCAGCAGTCAGGCTATCAGCGCAAACGCGATCCCGTGCCAGACAACCCGCCGCGCGTGCTGCGCTATTACGATCCCACGCTGGATTATCAGCCCGGCACGCAAAGGTCGTGGGGCCAGACGCTGGCCGGGCAGCCCAAGACCATCGAAGTGCCGGCCACCATGTCGGCCCAGACCGCGGCGCGCTATATCCAGCAAACCGCGCGCGATGCCAACTGGGGCCGCGAGACGCTGAAATGGCGCAGCGCGGAGCTGGATCCTGCGGTCGCGCCCGGAGCCCTGGTAAGTGCCTATGGCCTGCCGGGCCTGTGGCGGGTGACCGACTGGGAATGGAGCGACACGGGCATTCAGCTCAGCCTGGAACGGGTGGCACCGCTGGCCAACACCAATGGCAACACCGATCCCGGGCGCGGCAACCCGGCGGTCGACCAGCCGGTCTCTGCCACCACGCTGTTGGCCTATGAGGTGCCATGGGACGGACAAGGCAGCGGCGATACGGTGATTGTGCAGGCAGCCGCCTCTTCGAGCAGCGCGGGCTGGACCGGCGCCGCGCTCTATGGCGACGATGGGTCGGGCAATTTGACCTGGCTGGCGGCCAGCGGACGCAAACGCAGCGTAACCGGGGTCGCCGTGGATGTCTTGGCCGCCGCCTCGCCCCTGGTGATCGACAGGCAATCGCGGGTTACGGTGCGCCTGACCGGCAGCGATCTCGCGTTCACCAGCGCTTCGGTCGAGCAATTGGCGATGGGGGCGAACCGGGCCCTGCTGGGCGGCGAAGTGATCCAGTTTGCCACGGCCCAATCGCTGGGCAGCGGCGTCTGGCAACTTTCCGGGTTGATGCGTGGACGCGGCGGCACCGAAAGCGCCATCACCACCCATGCGGCAGGAGAGCCTATCATCCTGCTCGACACCACGCCCATGACGCTCGACCCCAGCCTGCTGCATGGAACGACAACCATCGCGGCGATTGGGTTGGCGGATGCGTCGCCGGTGGAGGCGCAGGTGCTCTGCCATGGGTACAGCCAGCGCCCGTGGTCTCCGGTCTATCCGGTGACGACGGCGGGGGCTGACGGCAGTCTGTCGCTGGGCTGGACGCGGCGGGCTCGCGGCGGCTGGTCCTGGATGGACGGGATCGACGTGCCCTTGCAGGAGCAATCGGAACTCTACCTTGTCGCGCTGGGCGGCTGGACCAATCCAATCCAGCAATGGCAGGTGCCTTCACCTCAATTCACCATCGATGCGGCAACGATGAATTCCATTCGCGCCAGCCATGCAGGCTCGACGATCGAGGTCAGGCAACAGGGCACCTATGCCCTGTCCGAGCCTCTGCTGCTTTGCACCATCTGA